GTCTATAATAATAATGTAACTCAAAAGTATATCCAGTATTGGGAGTAGGTGCTAAAATAAAACTATCGTTATCAAATAAAGCATAGTAAAGTGGTTCTCCTGTTGTACTAGCATTGGGAGTATAATCTCTTATAAACGAAACGTGTTTAAATAAAAGGTAATTATAATTACTACTAGCGTCTATTAAAGCTAAACTATACGGTGATAAAAAGTCGCTAGGAGTGGCTAAATAAGTATTACTAGCTGTAGAAGTACCTGTTACGTTTTTTCTAAAAACTGGAAGTTGCACCGTTTTTAATATTCGTTCTTCAGCAGTTTTTATAAAATTATCTAAGTTATTTACGAAAGAAGTTTCAGAATAATCAGAATAATCTTGTATAGCTGTTTTTAATGTTGCGTAAGTAAAACTCATAACTAAATTATACTCTGATTATGGAGTATTTGCTTGTCCTCCCATACCAGAATGATTTGTACAGTAATAATAAAGTGTTGGAGCTCCTACCGCAACAGTTATTTGAGTGTATGCTCCTGAACTTCCAGGTGTACCGTTAGTTGTTACCCCTGTAGTGTATTCTGAACCACTGTTATGTGTGCCGTCAGATGTTGTAGAAAATCTTAATGGGTGGCTAGAATTACTATTATCTGATTGGTCAAATCTATATGTACTACCTTCTTCTAAAGTCAATGTAGGATATACGACTCCATCTATATAGAATCTATTGCCACCTAAGTAAGAAGCTACGGTAACTGCGTAAACAGTATCGGCATTAACAGTAGGACTACCTAGTGCAGATGTACCTACTTGACCAGTAACTGAAACACTTTCAGATATGTTTCCAGTAACAGTTACTGTGCCTAAATTTGAAGTAACATTAAGAGAACTTAAATTCACTGTTATAGTGTTATCTTCTGTATTTATTGTTGGTATTCCTATAGAACTTTTTCCTTGATACCCAGAAAATTTACTTCCTATTAAATCCTCATCGGGATTAACGTTTCCTGGATTATCTGTGAAAACTCTACCTAATTCTGCTTGTGGTAATGATACTTCTCCTCTAGGTTTCCAAAGTGCTTCTGCATCAACAGTTAAAGGAATTGATTCTTCTTGTGGATTTTTAGATTCAAAACACTCACTACAAACTCTATTACCGTTCCATTTAGTTTTTGCTGTAGTATAGGGATAAGCCCACCCGCAAGTATCACATATAAATTTTGCGTATTTACCAGAAGCGTAAGCCATTTAAATATATTGTTGTTTAGGCACTATTCTTACAGAAGACCTATCTTCATCATATTTTAAGGCATTCTGTAAATCTTGTTCATATTGTTGTTTAATTAAAGGTACTTTTTGTGTGTTCTTTTTCAAACATAAATAATAAGCTAACCCTGAAGCTAAACAAGGCATGAATCTACTTGGTATATCTACATCATTTACAGAAGCACTAGAATCTTCTATTCTTCTCCAAACATAGTAAATGAGTTTGTCTGTTGAGTTCTCGGGTGTTGGATAAACGTGAATTACAGGTGTTTTAACTCTTTCTAACCAAAATTGTGTCGGTCTAGCTTGAGTTGATTTTTGTGGTATTCTTATATATTCGTTTCTATCAATACGTTCTATAACATTATCTGTTGTAGTTCCGTTTTCAGTTTTAGAAATATAAGCGTCTAAAATATCTATATCAAAACTATTTATAGTATATTCATTAGTTCCTTGAGTTAAATCTTGAGTAACTTTAGAAACTTCCCACATTTGAATACCTCTATTTGACCAATCGGCAAACATAATATTCATTGAACGTCTTGCAGTTACTGCATCATAAGAGGTACGAACTTCCATTCCTGCAAGTTCGTAAGCCTCTTCAATAGCTGTTGCTACATCTAAACTAAATGTTCTAGTTCCAGAAGTTGCCATATTAACAAACGTATGCTACAAAAAAGTCGCAATTAGCTAATACAACATAAGCTCCTGTACTGAACCTTACTCCATCGTTAGGTAGGTAGTGGTCAAACGATTCGTTTGCTGCACTACCAAACTTAAACTCTGCTAATAATTTAGTTCCAGAAGCACCAGTACCGTCATATATTTTTATACTAGCGTCAGCCGCACTTGCTTGTGCCTGAATGGACTGTATTCTTATAGGACCTAAGTTTGTAGCACTACCTGCACCACTACCTATATATCCTTGAAGTTGTCCTGTGCTGGTCAAGGGGACTGTTACTTTTACATCTGATGAACTCATATCAAGCTCCTAAATTATTATGCGTCAGCAAATGGAGTTACTAAAGTTCCTGAACCTAAAATAATACCTTCTACGGCATATTTAGCAGAAGCTATAGCTGTTACTGTTATAATACTTCCTGCAAGACCACCTTTAGTAGTACCGTTTAAAGTAATAACATCGTTACTCGCTCCAGATATGAAAGTTTTTCCAGTTGCATTAGTAACACCTGTATATAACCCTCCAACGAATTTATCGGTTCCGTCAGTTAATACATCTAAATCAGTAGCTTCTGTTTCTATTACAAAAGTAAAAGTAGCACCTAAATTATTAGTTTGATTTGGGTCGTCATTACGTCCAGGAGCTGTTGCTACGATACTGGGTAAAGTAAATTTACCGTCAGCGTCATTACACAACAAGACTTTACCTGCGTGAGAGTCTACTGTTAAAGATGTGTCAGCTGTTAAACTAACTACGTTTGCATTTCCTGCGGAAATAAAACCAGCAAGAGACCTTACTGGACCTGAGAATGTTGATTTTGCCATTTTTTCCTCCTTAAAGAAAAATAATCTATAGTCTTGGCTTGTCTGCTAGGTCAGTCTATAGAATACAATTATACCTAGATAAAAGAAAGTCTATCTTGTTTTTGAACAAAAAGAAAGGGGAACCGAAGTCCCCCTTTCCTGTTAATCGCCTAAGATTAATTGTCTAGAATTAAGCTCCAGGAGAACCGAAGATTCCTCTCCAGTCACTGAAACCAAAACTGTAACGTTCTCTAGCTTTATATCTTACATTACCAGTTTCGAAGTCTCCTTCCATGCTGGTTGAAACTGGAGTTCTAACGAAATGTTTCATTCCGTTTGGAACATCAGTTTTAATGAAGAATGCGTCAGTATCTGTTAAATAATTATTAACTGTATACCCACCAGAAATCATACCCATGTTTCTGAGAGCGTTAATATCATTGTCAGATGTTCCGACACGACCTTGAGATTCCATTAGTCTGTCTGCTACGAATTGTAGAGCAGGTGGAATTATTAGTCTTACTGCTTGTGCGTTTACCTTCAGACCTCTTTCATCTTTAAAATCAGCAATGTCAATCAATGCTTGTTCTAAAGAAGTTTCGTTTAAGTCTGCTGCTGTTGCAAGTTCATTTCTCAAATCACCTGCACCAATAGTCGGGTGGTCAGTTGCACACAATTCTTTGCCATCACCACCAACAAATGAAGAACTAAATGCATTATTTAATACATTAGCTGCTTTTACTTGTTTAGTTGTTGACATTGACCTAGCTAAAGCTCTAGTGTATCTAGAAGAAAGAGTATCGTAGAGATTATCTTCGATAGCTTCTTCTGTCAATGCAAAAGCTAATGCTATAGTTTCATGTGTGTAACGACTCGTCCACGCTTCCTGAGCAGTATCATAACTAACAGCTGCACCTTCGCCTTTTACGGCGGCTTCACCAAAACCAGAAAGCATAACTTCTTCTTCGAAAGCTCTATCAGAGTTTTCTGTGTCGAAGATAGCTTCGTGCTGATTTTCGTATCTGTCGTACTCTAATCCGAAGAGAGCATGTAGACCTGGAACTAACTCTTTGACGAGTTGGGCTCTATTTATTGCCATGATGTCCTCCTAATTAGACTGCAAATGTGTTAGTTGGGAAAGTAAAGTACGCTCTAGCTGAAGCACCTATTGAGTTGCTTGGAGCTAAATTGAACCCTACACATAAAGCGACACCACTTGAAGTAGTTGCTGTAACACCTTCTTTACTTCTACCATTTACTGTACTACCAGCAGTTGTAGATAAAGTGTATTTATTGCCAATAAAACTTACGGCAGGAGTACCTGCTGTAAATTGAGCTTCGAATACAATTCCTGGGTCATTGTATACTAGAGCTTTGGCGTCAGCACTACCTTGAGTAGCTGTGCTTCCTGTCCATACTTTAGAAAACGTAGGAGTCCCGTCGGACGCTGTGTATAATACTCCGTAAAAAACACCTATGGGTGTATCAGTGGCTCCTGCTTGTTGAACATAGCCGCTTGATAAAGTTACCACGTCACCGCTAAAAATAGAAGTGTTATATCCACTAGCTATTCTCATTTCAGCAGGTCTGATAGTACCACCATAAATGTGATATGCGGGAGTAAAACCATCGGGTGCGTTTGTATTTGCCATTATTATACCTCTTTAAGTTAAATACAAATTAATCACTTTCGGAATTTTTCCTACTACCAAATGCGACTTTAGATGACCTTTGGATATCACTATCCTTTAAGGGCATTTTAGGGTCGCTTTCTCGCAAGAAGTTTTGGTCAACACCGTTCATAGCATCTTTTGCTTGACTATTAAAGTAAGCATTTCGCTCATCTGCGGTTTCGACTGGAACTTTTGCAAGTATTAAACCTCCAACACCAATTACTCCTTTATTGCTTCCGTTATCTATAGTGGGAGCTTCAAACTCAGGATAATCTTCTGCTCTCACAGGTTCATATCCTTCTCTAATACGTTTAGACATATTAGATTTGTCATCACTACCTCTTGTAGATTCACGAATCCACCTGAATTTATATCCAGGAGGTGCATCGGGTGCGTCTAACATAGACGGGGGTTGCCAAGGCTTTCTGCGAGTTTGAGATTCTCGTGTCTCTGCAGAACGTGAGTTACGCTCTGTGGTGACTTCAGTTTTATAATCATCTGTCATTTTATACTCCTTTTTCTATATGTTTAGCATATTCTTCAAGCGGAACATTAAGTCTTTTAGCTATTGCTACTTGACTTGCTGTCAGCTTGACCTTGCGTGACGCTTTTCTGCCACTAGCACCTCTGCTAGAGGCGGCAACTTGTTGCACGGGTTTAGGTTGCTCTTCTGAAAACTTTGTTGGAAAGATATTCCTCATTTCTGAATCTATTTTTTGATAGTATTCATCAGACTGAGGGTCTATTCCAGATTCTACTAATTCTTTATGAATTCCAAAAGCAGTAAAAGTCATGGTTTGATTTTCTCCAAACCATTTATTTTTTGAAGCCCAATCTTCAGCTTTAGGGTCAGGTGTTGGAGAATCGTACTGCTGTGGAGCAGTGTATTGTTGATTCTGTTCAACATCTTTTTCATTTTCTTCTTTAAGCTGTTGTTGTGCAGATAACCTTCTAAAGTTTTCTGCTTCTGCGGCAGCTCTAGATAAAGTTTCTGTTGCGAGAGTAATCGCTTCTGCATTTTGTGCTTCATTTGCTTCTCTGAGCTCAATTTTGGCTCTTTCAAGGTCAGATTGTATCCTATTTTCATACTCTTTGAAAAGGGATGAGTCCGAACTTTTTAATTTACTTTTTAAATCTGAGTTAGCAGTATTTAAAGATTCTGCAAAAGTGACCGCTTCATCTCGCTGTCTTTCTGCTTCTCTCATCTTATAAGTTAGCTTATCAATACGTTTTTGTACTGAATCACTAATAGAATCTAATTCATCTTTAGTTTCTACTACTTGTTCTGGTTCATCTTTAGGTTCGTCAACAATACTATCGTCAACGTCTGCCTCCCTTAAATCAACTTCCCCTTCAGGAAGTTCTAGTTCTAATTTTTCTTCTTCTTGTTGCATGGTTCCTCCTCCATGATTATGTTGATATTATGTCTTCTGGACTATCGATAACTGCTAAAATTTCGTCATCATTTAATAGTCGCATATCGCCACCATCTATTTGAAAACGAGCTCCAGCATATCTACCGAATATAACCCAATCTCCTTCCTTACACCAAGCTCCATCAGGAAATTTTCCTAAGTCGCCATAAGCGTCAGGTCCAAGAGATACGACATAACCAACAACGGTTGCTAACCTTTCTTTATCTACAGTCTGTGTAGCTAAATGTATTCCACCTTTAGTCACATTAGACATAGTGAAAGGTAATATTAAAATACGATAACCCGTTGGTTTAGGTAATCGCTCTTTATGCGAGTTTAAATTTTCGTGAGTGATTTTAGGTTCCTGAGAAACAGGAGCTTTATCGCTACCGAAGTTATCTACTCGGTCGGGAACAGCATTAGTCATTTGCATCCTCCATATTAGAATGTAAGGTTTGAATTTCCTGTTCAACGAAAGTCAGACCTGCGATTTCCCCTACTATTCTTTGGTATTGTTCAAAAGATTCAACACCTCCAACAGCAAGAGTCTGCGAGAGAGCTTCTCGTCTCTCTCGAATTTTACGAAGTAAATACTCCGTACCTGTTATAAAATCCATTAACTATTTAATGTATCTATAAAACTTGTTTCCTCTAGTAGCGGCACCTGAGCCTTTTATTTTAACTTCTTCGCCTACAACTTTCCCTTCGGAATTAGTAATTAACTCAGGTTGCTTTACTTTCTTTATTTTATCCATAATGCCTATTATATGCTAAGTGTTTAAATCTTTTAAAGTTTTTACAGTATCTAAAAAATCTTTATCTAAATCTTTTTTAGTTTGTGCTTCTAATTTTTGAATATCTATTGCTGTTTTATTACTTAATTTTTCTCTTTCTACTTGTGCGTTTATTTGAGCCTTAGTTAATTCAACTTCTTTATCTCGTATATCTTCGTTTTCTTTTTGAGCTAATTGTTCTTTTTCAAGCTGTAATTGTTGTTGGAACATTTCTACTTGTGGGTCTGCTTGAGCTCTAGCCTGTGCTTCTGCCATAGCTTGTGCTTGACCAGTTACTACTTGTGTTGCTTGTGCTGCTGCTATAGCTATTTCGTTCATAACTTCTGGAGAAAGTTCTTCATCAATCGATGGAAGTTCTCTACCTAA